ATTATTTTATAATAAATTATTATTTTAGAATTGTTGTTCCATCTACAGGTAATACTGTACAACCCGAGGGTTCATTAGTCTCCATACAAAGAAGTGAAGACGTTGATTTACCTGACTATAATGGTAAACAATATTACAATATAAAAAGACCTGATGGTGGGTACATTACTTATAACTTCAGTTGTTCTCGTTGTGTAATAACTAAAGTTGAGGTTGTTAAGTCAAACGAACAAACATCGGTACAAAACATAACAATAACCAATACTCCTGATACCAAATATACAAACGTTATCGATGTGAAAAACTCAGGAAGATTTGTTTTATCTGTAACTTATAATAATGCGGACGTGCCAGGAACATTTACAGCAAAGAGTGAACCTTTCACTTTATAACATAACAACATATTTATATAGAAAGAATATTATGGACATCAATACAGCAATCAGCAATTATCTTGGAAAAAAAATTAATTATTCTGAAAAAGATAATAACGACGGAACAAAAGAAGTTTGCGACTTAGCAACGGGCCAATGTTATACAGTAAGAGAACGTGATGGTCTTATCGAAAGAGCAGGAAACAGTACTTACGCTAACAGACAAGTTATGGTTGAAACCGATAACGGATTAAAACAATTATTAAACGGATAAAAAATGAGTTTAGATAAAAAAATATTAAGTGAGATTGACAGATACAGAAGTATCAACAAATACATCTCAGAACAAGCTGAAGAGATTCCTACAACACCTGAAGAAGATTTAGGAGCATTAGCGCCAGCCGTTGGTGATGTAGGGGCAGGAGCTCCACCTCCACCGTCAGACGTGGCAGCAGTTCCACCTCCGGCGCCTGAAGCACCAGTATCAGGCCCATTAGATGTTGAGAACGACCCAGATGTGGAAAAACTTGATGATGAAGGAAATAGTGAAGAAACAAGTAACGAAGAAGGTGACTCCGAAGAACTTGATATCACAGAATTAGTAGATTCTCAAAAAAGTATTCAAACAAAACAAGATGAATATTTTGAAAACTTATTCTCACAATTAAATGACTTACAGTCAAAACTTGGTGAAATGGATAATATTATGAATAAGTTAAACACTCTTGAGAATAAAATTGAAAAATACAGAGAAAAAACTCCACAAGAAAAATTAGAGTTAAGAACTTACGACTCATACCCATTCAATCAAAAACTTTCACAATTTTTTGATGACAAGTCAGAAGAGATGGAAAAGACGGGAAAAAATGATTATGTTTTAACTTCCGACGAGGTACAGGACATCAACGTTAACGATATCAAAAATTCTTTCCAACCTGGAGGAGGGGAAGATAAAGAAAGTTACAAAACTTCTTTTAGATAATAACGAAGGTGTCGAAAGACACCTTTTTTATTTGACTATATCATATTTTCACCTATCTTTATAAAACAATTTAATCATTTAATTTTAGAAACATGAGTTCATTAGACGCCGTATTGGCACAGTACGAAAAATCACAACAATCAGCGGGCGGGGCCCAAAGTAAGATGTCGCAAGACGAAAGAATGAAAAAGTATTTCGCTTTAATCCTTGGGGATAAAGAGAAGTCAGGTCAGAGAAGAGTAAGAATCCTTCCTACCGCAGATGGTTCCTCACCATTCAAAGAGGCATGGTACCACGAAATTCAAGTAGGTGGCCAATGGCAAAAATTCTACGACCCAGGAAAGAATGACAACGAGCGTTCACCTTTAAATGAAGTTTACGAAGAGTTGATTGCCACAGGTAAAGAGTCTGACAAACAGTTAGCCGCTCAATACCGTTCTCGTAAATTTTATATCGTTAAAGTTATCGACCGTGACCACGAGGAAGACGGTGTGAAATTTTGGAGATTTAAACACAATTACAAGAATGATGGTATTTTAGATAAAATCATCCCAATTTGGAGAAACAAAGGTGATATCACTGACTCTGAAAAAGGTCGTGATTTAATCATAGAATTGGCAAAATCTAAAACACCTGCAGGTAAGGAATACACAACCGTATCTACGATTATGTATGACGACCCAGCACCTGTTCACACAGATGCAGCACAAGCGACCGCTTGGGTTAATGATGAGTTAAGTTGGTTAGATGTTTATTCTAAAAAACCTGTTGACTATCTTGAAGCAATTGCTCGTGGAGAGACTCCAAAATGGAGTACTGAAAAGGGTGGATATGTTTATGAGAACTCTACAGTTGAAACCGAATCATTCGGTGGTGGAGCATCTAAGAGTGGTAAACCAGCTGTAGCTGCGGACCCACAAGCAAATGACGAACCAGACGGAGACTTACCGTTCTAATTTATAACAAGGGTGGGATTCCCCACCCTTTAATTTTTATCACATGACATTTAAAGAAGAAATTGACTTGCAGTTAAGGGATAACAAGACGTTGTCCTATGAAATCTTAAGTCAACTAAAAGACAAAGGTTACTTCTCAGGTAGGAGTAAACAGATTGGTGATACTGTTTTATTTGGTATGTTAAAAGATGAAGACGAGGATGGTGTTTCGGTTATTAGAATCGTAACTTTCCATGAAGAAGAAATCGGAACTCTTTACGAAGAAGACGACACCTTTTACAACAGAAACAAAGTAAATAAGTTACCCAACATTAAAAGAATAGAAAATGGCAATTAAGAAAAACGATTTTAAGTCTATCAAAGACAAATTCTCAACATCGGCGAAATATAAACCCCAAAGGTTTTTTGACTTAGGTTCTGATTTCTTAGATGCGGTTGGTTTACCAGGTCCTGCAATTGGTCACTTGAATATGTTCCTTGGTCACTCAGATACAGGTAAGACAACGGCTCTTGTAAAAACAGCTGTTGATGCTCAGAAGAAAGGTATACTTCCTGTGTTTATTATCACAGAACAAAAATGGTCATTCGAACACGCCAAATTAATGGGGTTTGATTGTGAAGAGGTAGTTGATGAATCAACAGGTGAGTTAGATTGGGATGGTTTCTACATCTTCAATAACAACTTCAGTTACATCGAACAGATTACTGACTATATCAACTCGTTATTAGACGAACAAGAAAAAGGTAACTTGGACTACAGTTTGTTGTTTTTATGGGACTCAGTGGGTTCTGTACCATGTAAGATGACCTTTGAAGGTAAAGGTGGTAAACAACACAACGCAAGTACCTTGGCCGACAAGATTGGTATGGGTATTAACCAAAGAATTTCAGGGTCTCGTAAAGCTGATTCAAAATATGAAAACACCTTGGTTATTGTTAACCAACCATGGGTTGAACTACCTGACAATCCTTTCGGACAACCGAAGATTAAAGCTAAGGGTGGTGAAGCCATTTGGTTAAACTCATCATTGGTATTCTTATTCGGTAATCAAAAAGGTGCGGGTACAACTAAAATTACCGCAACTAAAGATAAGAGAACAATTAAATTCGCATCAAGAACAAAAGTTTCTGTAATGAAAAACCACATCAATGGATTGGGTTACGATGACGGAAAGATTATTGTTACACCACACGGATTTATTGGAGGTAAAGAGGCTAGTGAAGAAAAAACTTCATTAGAAAAATACAAAAAAGAATACGCAGACTATTGGAAAAACATCATCGGAACTGACGGTGATTTTGACCTGAAAGAAGAAAAAGAAGATTAGTTTATTGTTTCACCCTTTAAATCACAACAGTGACTAAGACATTATTAGTAGACGGAGATAATCTGTTTAAGATAGGATTTCACGGAGTTAAAGAGATGTATGATAATGGAGACCACTTAGGAGGACTCTATCATTTCATCAACATCTTAAGACGATTTCTAGAAGAGCACAACTTGGATAAGGTTGTGGTCTTTTGGGATGGTGATTCGAACTCATCAATTAGGAAATCTATATACCCCCGATATAAGGCGAATAGAAGGCAGGATATGAACGAGTACAAGTACGAGTCATACCTCCAACAAAAATCTCGAGTTAAACAATACCTCGAGGAGATATTCGTACGCCAAGTTGAGATGATTAACAACGAGGCTGATGACTTAATCGCTCACTACTGTAAAGTCGCAACGGATGAAGACGTAATAATCTTCTCAGCAGATAAAGACTTAACTCAACTCATATCTGAAAGAGTTACCATATATTCTCCAATCTCAAAACAATACTTTAAGAATGGGGATATGATAACAATCAACAAAGTTGAGATACCACATTATAACGTTTTACTT